CGAAGGAGAACAAGATGAACAAAGTTGAATGCGGGCCGACTCATTATGAGGGCTGCTCTTGTCATGAGAAGGAAAGAAACGACAAGATTGAAAGCCTTGAGGCAAAGAGGGCCATATTAGAAACTCAACTTGAGAAGCTAACCTTGCAGCTTCAAACACAATGGGCAAGAACACAGGTTCTTGAAAGAGAGATCGAAAGGTTACAACAAGGAGAAACAAACTAAATGGATATTGCAAGCAAAATTTTATCAGACATAACCGTGCATATGAAGTACGCCAAGTACATTGACGCGATCAATCGTCGTGAAGTTTGGGAAGAACTTGTTGCACGCAATAAATCGATGCACCTCAAAAAATATCCGACCCAAAAATTTGAGATTTTGAAAAATTATAAATTGGTTGAACAAAAGAAGGTTCTGCCATCGATGAGAAGCTTGCAGTTTGGCGGGAAACCTATCGAAATCAATCCAAGCAGGATTTTTAACTGTGCTTATTTGCCAATGGATCACCAACTGGCCTTTTGTGAAGTAATGTTCCTTCTTTTGGGGGGAACAGGGGTTGGTTATTCTGTTCAACGACACCATGTTGAGAAATTGCCCGAAATTCGCAAACCAAGCGAAAAAAGAACACGGCGATATCTCATCGCTGACTCAATTGAGGGCTGGGCAGATGCGATTAAGGTTTTGACCAATTCTTACTTCAAGGGTGGCTCAAAGATTCGCTTTGATTATAGTGATATCCGCTCAAAAGGCGCAAGACTGGTCACAACAGGTGGAAAGGCCCCTGGCCCACAACCGCTAAAGGAGTGCCTTGTCAAATTGGACGGAATGCTCTCTCAAAAGGAGGAGGGTGATAAATTGACCCCAATTGAGGTTCATGACATGGTTTGCTATATTGCAGATGCGGTGCTTGCCGGCGGAATCCGTAGAGCAGCACTAATTTCACTATTTTCAGCAGATGACAATGAAATGCTTGCTTGCAAGACAGGTGCATGGTGGGAAAAGAACCCTCAAAGAGGTCGTGCCAACAATTCTGTTGTTTTATTGAGACACCTCATAACAAGGGAGTTTTTCTTTGATTTGTGGGATCGTGTCAAAGCATCAGGTTGTGGAGAACCAGGGTTTTATTTCAGCAATGATAAAGACTGGCTTTGCAATCCATGTGCAGAGATTTCACTAAGGCCAAATCAGTTTTGTAACCTTGTTGAGGTTAACGTATCAGATGTTCAGTCTCAGGAGGAGCTTAACGAAAGAGCAAGAGCAGCAGCATTTATTGCAACATTGCAGGCTGGATATACAGACTTTCATTATCTGCGTGATGTATGGCGTCGAACAACAGAGAAAGATGCCCTTATCGGTGTCAGCATGACAGGCATTGCATCTGGAGGGGTTTTGACACTTGATCTAAAGCAAGCTGCAAAAATTGTTGTCGAAGAAAATAAGCGCGTTGCAGATTTAATCGGAATTAAGCCGGCTGCAAGAACAACGTGTGTTAAGCCTGCGGGAACAACGAGCCTTGTGCTTGGAACCAGTTCAGGTATCCATGCTTGGCATGATATGTACTACGTTCGTAGGACCAGGGTGGGTAAAGGGGAGGCTATATACAAGTACCTCGCAAAGAATCACCCTGAGCTTGTTGAAGACGAATACTTCAGACCACACGACACTGCAATCATTTCAGTGCCACAAAAAGCACCGGAAGGGGCAATTCTAAGATCAGAAAGCGCCTTGCAGCTTCTCAAGAGGGTCGCAAAGGTTAGCCAGGAATGGATCAAGGGAGGGCACAACAAGGGCCAAAACTCTCACAATGTATCTGCAACTATTTCCGTGAAAGATGCTGAGTGGGCCGATGTTGGTGAGTGGATGTGGGAAAACAGAAAGGTTTATAATGGCTTGGCAGTTCTTCCATACTCTGATCACACATATACCCAAGCACCTTTTGAATCTTGTTCAAAAGAAAGGTATGAAGCTCTTATGGCTTCTTTGACAAAAGTGGACCTCTTGAAGGTCGTTGAGGAAGAAGACAATACAGATCTTCAGGGCGAACTTGCATGTTCAAGTGGACAGTGCGATTTGGTGTGACATTTGACTATTTATATTGGAGAACACACCATGGGCGATGACAATCAACACGCAGAACTTTTAGTTCTTTTGAAAACATTAAATGAAACTGTCGGCAAGACGCTAACAACCGTTGAAGAGGTTAAAACATCACTTTCTGACATGAATGCGAGGGTCACATCTCTTGAAACAACAAGATCGAGTCAACAAGTTGAAGACCAAAGGTTTTGGAACCAGACATGGCCATCGCAAGAAGAGCTTATAAAAAGTGTTGAGGCAAGAGTCCAGGCCATTGAAAGAGAGCGTGTTACAATCAAGAAGTTTGAAGACATCGAAAGTAAAATAACAACAGCGGCAACACAACTAACGGTATTAAATCCGAGAATAGAAGCTGTTGAGAAAAAAGTTGATGATGTCGACAAACTTAGTTCAAAAGTCAAAGTCATCATGGGGGCTCTCATTTTTGTCTCTACAATCATTTCATCGACAGCAACAGCATTAATCGTCAGAGCTTTAGGTTAACATACAGCCTCAAATCGTGGTACAAACATGGGACCACAAAGGAGTTTGTTATGTCTATCAAGACGAAATCGAGAAAAGAGCACATGGCCGATTACATCAGAGAATTTGCTGAGTTGGATGTTGTTTCTGAGCAATACAAAGAGAAAAAGAGAGAGTTAAAGAAATCTTATCAGTCGCAAAAATTAACTGGTGAAGATTTGCGTGTTGCATTGAAGATTTATAGGTTCTTGAAGAAGGATGAAGATTTCTATTCTTTAGTGAGTGACTATGAAAAAGTTGTCGAGCACATAAAAGAGAAGGGGGAGTTATGATACAAACAATTATCGTTGTTGCTTTGACCATTGCGATTATGCGTGGTTCACTGCAATTAATAAAAGAAGGACTAATGGAGGAGAGAAATGAAAATCGTACCGTTCAACAGAACGCTTTTGGTGAAGTTGGAAAATTTGACGAAAAAACAAAGCGAACATTTTGGTTTTATCATACCGGAAGATCCGGTAACAGCTAAAAAGAGTCGGTTTGTTCCGGTTCGTGTTGTCGAGCAATCTGATGATTGTGAAAGAAAATGGAAAGATAAGCTTCTTCTTGTGGAGAGAGCTTTTTTGCAGAGAATAGATGTTTCAGACGAGGAACTTCATATGATCTCTGAGAATAATGTGAGAGCCCGCATATTGTGATATTCAAGACTAATTACTTGTATGAATACTAATCGTTGGAAAGAATTTTTAAAAGAAAGTGAAGAGTGGGACCCCGATGATCAAAGTTTTGATGAGTTTTGGGACGATGCAGAGTGGAGGCGAGATCCCCCAGGCAATGAAGATGTAACCAAACAATTGTCAACGACAAGACCTGGAAGACCACCACACCCAGCAGAGGATCTCCCTGAAGAGCTGACAGAAACTGAAAAAAACAATGTTCATTGGATAGGGGAGTCTCCGGGGTCTGTTGAGTTCTTTAGAAGAGTTGACGCTTATGACTTCTTGAGAAACGTCAAAAAAATTGTTCAAGATAATGAGATTTTGGGACAGGTGAAGATTATTAATTTCCTTGGTGCCGGTTCATTCGGCGCTGTATATGCCCTTGACAACGATCACGCTTTAAAGCTTTATATTGGCTCCTTTGATCCTCGTTCAGATAATTTTGATGCAGAGGCCAAGTCAGACAGACAAAGATATCAGGAAGAAACTGAAGAGATTTATTCAGGGGAAGGCAAACAAACCAACCTTATGATTTATGAAGAGGGGGAGTTGAAGTTACCATCTTGGATTTCACATAAAGTTTTTTATGCAGAAATGCCCCAGCTTATTCCACTTGGAGATTATTTAGAATTTGAAGTGGACCAAAGAGCGAAAAAGCATGACTATTCATCAGAAGATGTTGAAGGATTAAAAGACAATCTGTGGATGCAAGTGGAAGGGGACATTCGAGCATATCAAGTGTTCTCTTATTTGGAGCAGTTATTGGAAAAACACCCTGATGACACTGCTGCGAAACTGTATACGAGAATGATTCAACAAATCATAGGAGATGAATATTGGGGTGCGGCATTAAACCCCACATTCTTGAAACAATTGTTTCAATTCTTTGTCCTCCTGATTCAGGAGGGCCACATCTCAATTGAGGAATACCTTATAGGAAGGGCGCACCTTTTTAATAAAGAAATGGCTTTGAGCCTTTATCGACAGATAAGAAAGGTTGTTCGTGAAAAGGGACCAGCCGCCGTTGCCGATGTCAGAATAGCGAATATCGGCCTGTTGAAGCAGAATCTTTCCGTGCCAATCCTGTTTGATTATTGATAAAATTTGCCCTTGACAGAGGCCCCTTTCTTTGAGATACTGTTCTCACAGGAGAGGATTGTTATGGGATTTATATTTCACAGAGCTGTCGTTGTCACAGGGTGGGACGACAAGCTTAAAATGGCTCACGAAGCTGCCTTAAAAACATTTAAAAACACATGTGTTTCAAATATCGTTGCGAGTGTATCAAACGGATATGCCTCATTTTTCATTGCGCCAGATGGCAGCAAAGAAGGGTGGGAAACAAGTAGTGAGTATGATGACATGGCACAGGCTTTTGCAAGGCTGATGACGACTGAGCCTTGGGGTCCATATTGTGATTGGATATTTATTCGTTATGGAGAGGGTGAACCATATATTGAAGCTTCGAACGGTACAGGTAGTTTGTTTGATGAAGGGAGGTTATGGTGAAAAAACTCAATTCGGGCAACTCACGACCAACTCTGGGGAAATAAAATGACTGATTTAAACAAACCAATTTTCCTATATAACGACGACATCGGTTCGGTGTCTTATGTCCAGCACATGGGAAACGACAAGATGGCAGTCAACGCTGCTCGCGTGTCCTTTGGGCAAGACAACAACAAGCCGTTGACAAAGAAAGACAAAAAACTGATTAAGTATCTGCTTGAACACAAACATACATCACCGTTTGAACATTCAACAATCACGTTTAAGTTTGTTGTTCCTTTATTTGTGAGGTCACAGCATCACAGACATAGAACCTGGGCATACAATGAGATTTCCAGACGTTACACAGAGAAAGATATAAAGTTCTATGAACCCGATATGTTCAGAACACAACACGAATCAAACAGACAAGCAAGCATCGAGGGTGAGCCAATAAACCCAGGCATAACAGGCAAAGAAGGCCCATCAGGGTTTTGTTGGTCAGGTTTTAGAGCGGACCTTGGGATGCAAATATTCAACCAGGGAGCTTTGCAGTTTTATGAGGCTCTGTTGCGAGAAGGTGTCTGCCGCGAACAAGCACGAATGGTGCTACCTCAGAGCATGTATACTGAATATTATGGTACGGTTAGTTTGCACAACCTGTTGAAGTTCATTGAGCTTCGGACACACGAAGGAGCCCAGTGGGAAATTGTTAAGGTAGCAGAGGCATTATTGGAAATTGCCACAGATTTATGGCCGGAAGTAATTTCGGCATGGAAGGAAATAAAAGATGAACGGTAAGTGGTTGTTGTTGGCTTGGTGCAAATATTACCCAGCAGGGGGATTGAACAATATACGCGGTGTTTTTGACACAGAAGAAGAAGCAGATAGTGTTGCTAGTAAATTAAGAGCGCAAAAACACGGCTTTGATTATGTTGAGGTTCTTCCGATTGAAGAAATATTAATGAACGCTAGTGACTGGAAGAGTTGGTTGGAATGAAAAGCCCATGGAAAACAGAATTTCGTTGTCGAGGGTGTCGTAAGCCTATAAGCTTTTACACAATGATGTATTCTCATGGAACTTGTCCTATGTGCGGACGCACTTGCAGAAGCACAGTGTGCGAGACTTATTCTGTGGCGTTTCGCTTTGTTAAGACAGGGCCATGGTGGAAGATTTGGTCTTGGGAGAAGGAGTTTAAGAATGATCGAAAACGATAATGGTATTACAATCGGAGAACTTAAAAAGTTTTTAGAACAATTTCCTGATGATGGCGAAGTTTGGGTTGTAACAAAACATTTAGGTGGCGGCTGTGGTCTTACAAACGTTTCTGTAAAAGTAAGCAGGCTAAATAAAGGCGATGTATTGGTAGAAACAAGAGAGAAATTAGAAGGAGTTGAAAATGATTAAAAATCCTGTAAATCAAAAAAGAGTGCGTGTTATAAAAGAACATTGTGAAGGACGTTTTAAGGTGGGCATGGAAGGACTTTGTACGGCAGACCTTCTTTATGAGTCTCAATATCAAGAAGATACTTTTGCCGTATGGTTTGATGAAAAGGTGCGTGATGTGAGTTTTCATACATTCCAGCAAATGAATGCTAGGGAATATTACGAGGTGATTGATGAATAAGTGTAATTATTGTGATTTTAATTACAGTGATATTGATGAACTTGGAGTACACTTAAACGCCAAACATTTTAAATGTATGTGTGGAACTGTATTTGATATCGATGAGTTTGGTGACGATTTGATTATTTGCAAGCAGTGCAGAAGCAGAAGAGAGAAGAAGAAAGTGGGTGATAGAGTGAAAGATGGCCTCATTAATAGAGGTTACGGAACGGTCATAAAAAGAGAACCACTCAATATTGAACCACTGGGCCACTTCTTGGTAACTGTCAAATGGGACGACTCAATTGCTGACAGCCCATTTCCAGGCTATGATGATAATACATCAGAAGAATGTGAAGACGATTTGGAGCTAATTGATGACAAAATATAATCCCGAAATCGGAAAGTCATATAAAGTTGTGGCAAAAGAAAGAGGTGGAAGCCTTCGTATTGAAAAAGAAGTTTTTGTCTATGAAATGAAAGAACAACTTTACTGTACAGGGCCGACCACACCAATGATTGCACATCACTTTAACACACCGTTAACGTTGTTTGACTTAGAAGAGGGGTTTAAGGGCTCTATAGATTATTATCCTTTTGGTGATTATTGGTGGGTAACAGATAGAGAATATCCTGGAAAACATTTTGAACTTGAAGGGCTGGAGGAATTGTGAAAAAGATTTGGAATTGGTTGATTTATGAGGAAAACTTGATGTGGCTCTTCATATCCCTAGTGGTTATTGTAATGGTAATGGTAATGGGGATGAGGGAAGCGTTTGTTCAAGATAAAATCGTTGAAATGAAAATAAACCAATGCATCAAACAATGCCTCCCGTATAAATCAGAATTGTATAGAGGGTATTGTTATTGCGATAAGACCAGGGAGGTTTTGAATGATAATTGATAATGTTATATTTGCATTGATTTGTGTTGCGGTTGCTGGATTGCTTTATATAAGCCTTCGCGATGGTGACGATTTTTAGCTGTGGTAAGAAGACGCCAAGCAAAAATGGTGTGAAAGACAGAGTAATTTGGAATATATGAGTAATTTAATTTTAGAATAAAAGATATAGAATCATAGCATAACCATGGAGGGTTTTGTTATGGACATGTCAGTTATGTCGGAATTGTTTTTGAGCGTGTTGATTTTTGCACCCGGTGCAGTATTGCTCGGAGCAACAGGTTTTGTTGGTGTATTGATTCTGCTTGAAAAGATGGGGGTTTTAGGAAAATGAAAGATGAGAGCTGGTTTGATTTTATAAAGTTTTTTGTTATGTTGGGGGTGACGGTGTTTGTTTTGATTCAAATATCAAGAAGCTGCAATAACCCAAGGGGCTATTCTGTAGAATCAGATAAAACAGAAATTGAAATGAAGTACGCTGTACCAAGATAAGGAGGGAAAAGTGAACAAAATAGAAGGGACAAATATTTGGCTCGGAGATATCGATGATGCAGAGAACATTGCTGCTCTCGATGAAAACAAAATTGATGTGGTTGTAAACATGGCAAAGGGTTTATATCCACCAGTATATCGTAATCAAGAAATGATTATGTTTGGAATGTATGATGATGGTCAAGCAGAAGACTTGACATATTACCTTGCCGCAAGGACAGTCCTTGAACTGAACAAGGCTGGAAAGAACATTTTGCTTCATTGCTATGCGGGTGCTTCACGCACAGCAGCAATTGCAACCATCGTGTCCACAGTCCTGTTTAAATTTGATGGAACTCTATACGATCAAATCAAAAAAGCGTATGATCTGGTGTGTGATTCAAGGTATGAATGCACATACATGCTTAGGCGGCATGTCAACCATTTCGTTCCTGTTTTGAAGAGATTGTTTGAGGAAAACTCAATTGATATTCAACTATGATAAGTTGGTTGTGGGTTCAACGCTGTCAGCGTTGTTGTACTCTTATATAAATCATGTGCCGGTGGTGTTTGTTGAGAAGGCAGCGCCGCTGGCACATGATTTATTTGAAGAAAGAGTCGACCTTTCATACTTTAAGTTGAAATGTGATGAGGTCAAGATATTATCACCAACATGTGAAACCATAAAATACAGTGGAAAACAATGTCTGTTTGACCACCTTGCATACTGTCTGAGCCTTGCAGGGCTCATTCCCTTCTCAACAAACTTAACAGGAATTCGCCTTGACTCTGACAACACCATCAGGGTGTCGACAAGAACATGTTCGTACACTGTTGGATTCAATGAGCTTTTGATATTCAACAGGCACGACATATCAGGATTACCTGTTACCGAACGAAAAAAGAAAAAACCCCTCATTCTTGATTTCATGAGGGTCGAATATATAAAGAAAACAAACCCATATCAATTATGGGAAACAGATGAAGACTTCCTGAAAAGAATATGGTTCATGGAATATGGCAAAGCCGTGGGGGAATCGTATTTAACAGAGAAACAGTCACAGTCTTTTGATTATTCAAATTTTTATATCAAAAAGAAGTTGCGTTATGTTGCAGATGAACTGAGCATAAAATCTCATTTCGCAAAGAAGAGAGCAACCTTTATTCCCGAAGAGCGGAAAATTATAAACAGAGATGAGGAAACCTTTGACCTTCCAGAGAATATAAGCTTTCCCCTTCTTAAAGAGGAGACACTATGCCAGCTTTCACCCTTGCAGGAATCATTCCTTTCGAGAATCGCAAAAAACAATTTGGATTCCCTTGGAATGATGCCCTGATTCCAATTGATTATGGCTTGACAGCTTTGCATGGCTCTCTTATGGAGTGTGCCAAGGTTGGCTGTTCAAGTATTTGGATAACAGTTGACCCTGAGAACGCGGCGCTTGTTCAAAAACTGACAGGTGAGTATATGCTTGATCCTTCAAGCATTTTGAAGAGGGGGAGGTGGGCACTCGATCCAGCTTCATTTTTTCTATATATTCCAATCTTTTTGGTTCCCACGCAGGCAAGAGATATGGGGATTCGTGATTGTTTTGGAATGTCAATCATTACGGCAGCCCACGCTGCAAAGCATGTGAACAGTTCACTGAGCAAACACTTTCAACCAGACAGATTTTATGTTTCTTTTCCACAAGGGATATACGATGTCAACGAACTCAACCATCACCGTGTTCACTTGAAAACCAGCAAAAGTTTTTGTATAAAGTATGAAGGAAAGACTGTCAAAGATAATTTGCTGCTCGGTTTCACAGCAACACCGGAAGAGTTGCGAGAGTGTGAAAAACACGTTCGAAAAGTGAGCACTATTAAAGTTTTTAAAGCTGAAGACGGGACCATAAAGAGGTTGCCGATTTCCGAAAGGTATTCGGGTAGATATTTCGACTTGAGTGAAGTCTTAAAACATGTCATACTAGATGAAGGTCACGAATACGAAGTCGATTGGTACTACAACATTGATAACTGGGAGGGGTACAGGGATTACCTCACATCAGGCAACAAGATGATTGTAGATGAAAAGCTGTTCCGAAAGGGACCATTAGCAAAAATAGGAGGGCAGGATGATTAGAAGAGAACATGAGGATTATTCATCAACAGAGGATGTATATGATAACATTGAGGGATCCTTTGAATTGAAGAAGAGAGTAGGATTTCCAGAATATTACATGAATTTATCACCGGAACAAAAGGAGTTTGTCGATATCTTAATTGGCGAGAAGCCTTCTTTGTTGCAAAAGGTGGTTGAACTCGGATACAGACTTCTGGACAAAGAAGACGAACTTGAAGAACATAAAAACAGATTGCATCAGGAGGGAATATATGACATCTGAAATACCATTCGTTGGATTGCACGCACACAGTGTGCTAAGTGTGTTCGATGCTCTAGGCTATCCAGCAGAGCATATGGACTTCGCTTATGAAAATGGCTGTGATGCCATGGCCATAACAGATCATGGGAACATGAATGCTTTATCATATCAGGTTCTCCATGCAAAGAAAATGAATGCGGAAGGAAAGACATTCAAGCCAATCTATGGTATTGAAGCTTATTTCCTTGACTCAATTGCTCTTTGGGCTCTTGACTATGCAGAATATCAAAAGAAGAATAAGAGAAAGAAAAAGGAAGAGGTCGGTCTTGTCATTGAAGATGAGCAGGCAACAAAAAAGAAAGAGAAGCTCACAATCAATCGAAGAGCCCATCTTGTTATATTGGCACAGAATGAAACGGGTCTGAAGAACTTGTTCAAACTTATCTCTCTGTCGTATAAGCCTGGAAAGTTTTATCGTTATCCTCGTATGGATTTTGCCATGCTCGCTAGATACTCGGAGGGGCTGATTGTCTCATCTGCTTGTATGGGTGGGCCATTGGCGAAGTGTTATTGGCGTAATAAGGAGAAGGGGCATGATTTTATACAAGACTCAATGGTCGAAACCATTGAAAAATTTAAAGGGATCTTTGGTGATCGATTTTACGGTGAGGTGCAATGGAACAGCATCCCAGAACAACACGAAATCAACCAACATATTATTGAAGCGTGTGGCAAAACAGATTGCGAAATTATCTCAACAGCAGATAGTCACTATCCTTCACCAGATAAGTGGAAAGACAGAGAGTTATATAAAAGATTAGGGTGGCTCGGTAAGTCAAAAGAACAACAGCCGCTTCCTGAAGAAACCCTATACGAACTGTATCCTAAGAATGGTGATCAGATGTACGAGTCTTATCAGAGGCATTCTGAGAAGTGTGGGTTCACTTACGATGATGACTTCATCAAAGAGACAATCACACGGACATACGATATCGCCCACAATAGAATTGAAACGTTCTATCCTGATGATTCAATCAAACTGCCGAGTTTCATTGTTCCAGAAGGAGAATCGGCAATTGATAGATTGCGTTCTTTTTGTGAGCAGGGGATGAAAGACAAGGGGTTCTCTAATAAGCCCAAGTACGTTTCACAGCTTGAAGAAGAATTATCTGTTATTGATAGCAGAAACTTTGGAGAGTACTTCCTAACAATGAAAGAAATTTCCGACAACATTTCAAGTGTTCAGCTTGTGGGTGCGGGAAGAGGAAGTGCGGCAGGTTCTCTTGTTTCATATGTGCTTGGAATTACACAGGTCGATCCCTTGAAGTATGGCTTGTTGTTCAGCAGGTTTCTTAGAAAGGATGCGAAGGATTACCCTGATATCGATTATGATTGTTCAGATCCAATGTCAGCAAAGAAGCACCTTGCAGAGCTGTGGGGTGAGAACTGTGTTGTTCCAATTTCAAACTTCAACACATTGAAGTTGCGAAGCTTGGTCAAGGACATTTCAAAGTTCTATGGCATCAACTATTCAGAGGTTAACAGAGTTACTTCTGTGATGAACAAAGAGGCCACAGCACCAGCAAAGAAAGATAGAGGAATCTCTGCCGGTGCATACACGCCCACATTTGAAGAACTTTTGAAGTATTCGAGTTCTTTAAGGCAGTTCTTGAGGAAGTATCCCGAGGTTGAGACACACATTAAGTCTCTTCATGGACAGGTGCGTTCTGTTTCAAGACATGCAGGGGGGATTCTTGTTGCTGATGATCTTGATGAGAAGATGCCGCTCATTAATAGTGGCGGAACACAACAAACTCCATGGACAGAGGGTCAAAACGTAAGACACCTTGAACCATTGGGTTTTATTAAGTTTGATATCCTTGGTCTTGCAACGTTGGCAATGATTGAGGCTTGTGTTGCACGAATTTTGAAGAGGCACCACGGCATCAAAGAACCAACTTTTGAAGACATCAAAGAATATTATATGAAGACTCTTCACCCTGATGTGATCGATCTTAAAGATCAAAGCGTTTATAAAAACATTTTTCACAAGGGGAAGTGGGCAGGGGTGTTCCAGTTCACTGAGAAGGGGGCACAGGATTTTTGTTCAAGGGCAAAGCCTCGTTCAATCAATGATTTGTCTGCGATCACAGCAATTTATAGGCCCGGTCCTTTGTCAGCGAATGTGCATGAACAATATATCGATGCAAAGAACAACGTCAAACATGTTCACTACATCAACAATATTGTGAAGAAGGAGACAAAAGAAACTCTCGGTTTCCTTGTCTTTCAGGAGCAAATTGCTTTGCTTGCTCACAAACTTGGTGGGCTTACTTTGGATGAGGGAAACCTCTTGAGAAAGTTGTTGATTAAGAAGGGCACAGGAGAGCAGGCGCAAAAGAAGCTCAAGCTTTACAACAAGTTTCTTGATGGCTGTGAAGAAAACAAGATGTCAAGAGACGCAGCAGATAAGCTGTGGAAAAAGTTTGAGTTCTTCAACGCTTATGGTTTCAACAAGAGCCATGCGGTGAGCTACTGTCTTTTGAGTTACCAGTGTGCATGGTTGTTGAATTATTTCCAAGATGAATGGGTTGCCTCTTTCCTTGACAAAGAGCCTGAATCAAGAAAAGAGCAGGCAATCAACATCGCAAAGAGTTTGGGGTATACAATTTTACCACCCAACATCAATAAGTCTGGGCGTGATTGGGAAATTGCAGCCAACAGAACTCTCTTGTTGCCGTTGAGTTATATCAAGGGCTTGGGAGACAAAGCTGTAGCTCAGATTGAAGCTAATCGCCCGTTTAATACAGTTGAGGAACTCATCTTCAACAAGAACATTGTTTATTCAAAGCTCAACAAAAAATGCCTTGACGTTTTGATTAGAACAAGAGCTGTTGATGAGCTTGTGGACGATAGGTTCACAGGATTGAAACATTTTTGGACAGCCGTTGCGGTTGATCGTCCCAAGACTGCAAAAAAGTTTGCCAAAAATATTGAAACATACGCCCCGGAAGGGGGCTTCACAAAGGAAGAATTATTTCAATATCAAGTGTCGTTGACGGGGCTGTACCCTCTTGATTCTGTTATACTTCCAGAGATAAGAGCAGAGCTTAAAAAGTATTGTATCCCCCCTGTGGGGAGTTGGGATGAGGCGATTGGAATTGCTTGGTTTGTTCCAAGAGAAGTTGTTCAAAAGAAAACTTCAAACGGAAGAGACTATTGGATTGTCAAAGTTGTTGATGAGACAAGCAAACAAACGGAAATCAAATGTTGGGGAGTAAACCCTGAAAAGGATAGGATTCAACTTGATCGTCCGTATGTTGCGAAGCTTGACCACAGTGACGTGTGGGGTTTCTCTTCAAGACAATTTACAAAGACCTGGAGGTTGCTTGGATAAGATAGGCATGTTGGGCACTAATTATGATGCACTTTGAATATTTCAATACTATTTATAATAGTTAATCGTAGGAGAGTACTTTAACATGCCTAGTCCAAGAAAACGAAGAATTCGCAAGAGAATCATTGGAGATCGTTTATTTTTATCTTCAAGTTTAAGTTCATCAGTGGCAATCACCGATGATCAAAACCTTTTTAAGCTTGCCATGTATGGTAGCGGAGGTGTCAAAAACACATTCAAAGATGGGAGCACAACCCTTCTGTCTGACGCCGTTTCTGATGAAACGGGTTTGTGGTCAAGTGGCTCTGGTAACTTTTCAACAGGGGAAACAACAGATTTAGATGTGACTGGCGAAACAGTGAGACACTACTGGATGCCAAGACCAAAAGCTGGTTTATGGACAGCAGACATTTCTGGTTCTGCAACATCACCATTGGCGATTATCTACAGTTGGAATGGGCCGCAGGCAAGAATGAATGCGCGCTACTACTTCACAGGTTCAGAAGCGGGCTCTGATGAGCAAGTAGGACGTGCAGGAACTTCATCGATTAGTTTCGCAAAAGATGCATTAACCTCATCAGTTGACGATACCCAACAGTTGTTGTGGTTGTATTACTCTGGTCGGATTCCCGAGGGTGATCGCATTGATGTCTATACAGGGTCAAGTGATTTGGATAGATCAAGCTTTGTGACTGCAAGCCTTTCAGGTTCAGGGAACTACCTGTCAGGGAACCTTTACATCCCAACAGAAAGTATTGGTGACACCTTGCACATCGTGTTTAGTGCGTCCGCAACAACAACAAGTGCTTGGAAAGAGGGCTTCTTCATTTACTTGACAAGCTCAGACTCCCTTGAGCCAAACGCTCGTACAGGTTCTTGGAACGAATACGCATAACAGTGTTGACAAATAATAAGACCTCCCGTATAATGGACGAAATTATACGGGAGGTTTTTTATGATTTTGAGATATAACAAGGTTCGTGCTTGGGCGAAGCCGCCGCAGAGAGCGAACCCATCTGATGCAGGAGCCGATTTGTTTTATTGTCCGGTTGGTGGCGACAGCAGTGGCGTTGTTATCGGTGAAGGAAAGAGTGTTCTTATCCCAACAGGTTTAAAGATCGAAGTCCCACATGGATATATGCTTGAAATAAAGAACAAGTCAGGTATCGCTTCAAGGAAGAAGCTTGTCGTTGGAGCGTGTGTCGTTGACTCTGGATACAATGGAGAAGTCTTTGTTAACCTTCACAACATTGGGAATGAACCTCAAAAAATTCGCAATGGAGAAAAGGTTGCACAAGCAGTGCTGATCCCTGTTGTTCATTGTAGATTTGTTGAAAGTCATGCTGAACTATATGCTGAACCGGGTGTTACAATTTCAAATAGAGGTGACGGTGCCTTGGGGAGTACAGGTAAATGATGGAAAACACTGAAAGAGCACAATTGAACAGGTTTGCTGTTCATTTTTCAAGTGATAGCGAAGAGTGGGAAACGCCACAAGCATTCTTTGATAAGTTGCACAAAAAATTCGACTTTACATTGGACCCATGCGCCTCAGAACAGAATTATAAATGCAATTATTATTTTACAGAAAAAGATGAAGGTCTTAAGTTGTCTTGGAAGGGGCATAGAGTGTTTATGAACCCGCCATATGGTCGGGAAATCGGTAAGTGGATAAAGAAAGCGTATGAAGAGTCCAAGCAGTCAAACACCTTGGTGGTTGCGCTGATACCGGCGAGAACAGACACAGTATATTGGCACGACTATGTTATGAAATCGAGTTGTATTTATTTCATCAAAGGCAGGTTGAAATTTGGCCAGTCAAAGAACAGCGCCCCGTTTCCATCTGCCGTTGTTGTCTTTAATGGCTATACAAATACGCCCGTTGTTACCACTATGGAAAGATCATGACAGATCATAGAAAAAGAAGTATGAAGAATTCTGTTGATGAGTATACTTACGCTAAATTTAAACTATTGGTCTTGCAAGATCAGATTCCTTATACTAAACTGATGACAGAACTTTTGGAAGGATACGTCCGTCGAGATCCAAGGATTGTTGAGTTTATTGAAGACTATAAACAAACAAGAAAAAAGAAGCAAAGCAAGATACGAAAGCAAAGACTTGAGAGAAGGGAAACTTTAGCTAAGAGAAATCAAAAACTATTTGGCCTGGACAAATCAGAGGTTATGGACGTATATGACCTCATTGAAATCCCACCCAACTCAGAGTTATAAAATGAAATGCAAAGAACAATGTGAGAAAACAAATACACCCTGCGAGAACATGAGCTGTCGTCACTGGATGAACTATGACGAGGATTTAAACTGTGTTCTTGCCTGTGTTGACAAAAATGGAGAGCTGTCTTTGCGCGAAGTTGCGAAGAGACTCGGAGTCAGCTACGTCCGAATAAAGCAGATTGAGGACAAGGCTTTGAGTAAATTACACGGCCTGAAAGAATAAAAGGATTTTCCCTTGTTTGAGTACTATTTATTGTAGTATCGCGGAGGTATAGGATATTATGGCCAAGAAGAATAAAGTATTATTGGAAAACAACGTCATTGCTAATTTCATGCGTCATGCAGGTCTTTCTGAACATTCACAAGAGTTCTTAACGGAACAAAAAGAGCTTGAAGAAGATGAAGAGCTTGAAGAAGGTTGCGAGATGGACGAAGACAAGTATGAAGAGAGTGAGTACCCTGGGAGAAAGAAAAAGAAGACTCCTTGGGACAGAGCAAGGAAGAAAATTGATGACCTTAAAGAAGGTGACGAAGAGTTGGAAGAGGCAATTAATATCAAGACTGGTGAAAAAGGTCTTGCTGCTAAAGGCCCCAACAACAAACAGGACAAAGAAGGCACTCGCAAAGCTAAGAACCCTGAAGGTTTGGCTGGCAAGAGCGGTGGTGGAAAAGACACTTCACATCACAAGCGTAAGTCGAGCAAGCGCCCAACTGTTGACGGAACCGATCTGAGTAAGATGGGTGGTGGCCCAAAGAAGTTAAAAGAAGAAGAGGAACTTGAGGAAGAAGAGGATCTTGTCGAGAGCCTCATGAGTTTACTCCGCGAAATGCCCGAAGAAGACATGCTTGATGACGAAGAAGATGTCGAAATGGGTGGTGAAGAAGACCTTGGCATGGATGACATGGGCGGTGAAGATGATGACGACCTGGAAATGGGCGATGATGAAATGGAAATGGAAGACGACCTCGGTGAAGAGGGCGGAATGGACGCTGCTAAAGTTGAAGCCGCACTTGAATCAGGACTAAAGGCATTTGCTGAAGCCGTTTCAGAAGAGCTTGGAATTCGCATCGATGTTAAACAAGGTGGCGAAGAAGAGCTTGGTGGCGAAGAGGACGAAATGGACTTCGGTGGCGAAGAGGACGAAATGGACTTCGGTGGCGAAGAAGAGCTAG